AGACATTAAAGAAGAAGAAGAATTAGATGAAATGGTAGATATGGATGAAGAAGATACTATAGACGAAGCAGATACAGACGAAAAAGATACTGTAGATGAAATGACTATGTATGATGAAGACGATGTAGAAGAAAATTTAGATGAGGAAATTGATTTGGAAGAAATTCTTAGTGAATTAGAATTAGACGAAGATGATAGTGAAGATACAATGGAAGAAGGTAAAGGAAAAGATTTAGATGGAGATGGTGATATTGATTCAAATGATTACTTAAAAGCTAAAGATAACGCTATTAAGAAAAATATGAAAAAAGAAAACACTGAAGATTTTGATCTTGATGTTTTACTTGAAGAAATTAACAATTTAGGTGAAGGTCATTGTGCCGAAGGTATGTATATGACTAAAGAAGGACATTGCATGGAAATGAAAATGTATGACGAAGGTCATTGTGCTGAAGGTATGTACATGACTAAAGAAGGACATTGCATGGAAATGAAAATGAACGAAGTTGAAGAAGAAGAAGAAGTGAAAGAAGCGGTGAATCCACTAGCTGATGAACTTGAAGAAACTAAAGCAGCTTTAGAAACAGTTCGTACTGAACTTAACGAAGTTAATTTATTAAATTCTAAATTATTATATGTTAATAGAATCTTTAAAGCAAACAATTTGAATGAAGCACAAAAACTACGTGTAGTTGAAACTTTAGACAATGCGTCAAACGTTAAAGAAGCTAAATTAATATATGAAACAATTAAGGACACGTTTACTATTTCGAAAGAAAATAAAACAACTCCTAAAAAATCAATCAGAGAAAATTTTGGAATGGCTTCTAAAGCTGCAGGAACATCTACAGCTCCAAAGAAACCAATTCTTAATGAATCAAATGACATGATGACTAGAATGCAAAAACTAGCAAATATTAAAATTAATTAATAATTCATTTAAAAAATTATAAAAATGAACACAGTAAACAACTTATTAGAAGGCTCAAGCCCTTACCAAGTTCTTTCCGAGCAATCAGCTAAATTAGCTGGAAAATGGGAAAAATCAGGACTTTTAGAAGGAATTGACTCTTCAACAGAAAAGAATAACATGTCAATGTTATTAGAAAATCAAGCTAAACAGCTTGTAAACGAAGCAAATACTACTGGTACAGGCGCTACTTTTAACGCAGGTAATTCAGAAGCATGGGCGGGTGTAGCTCTTCCATTAGTAAGAAGAGTATTTGGTGAAATCGTTGCAAAGGACTTAATTTCAGTTCAACCAATGAATTTACCAGCAGGTTTAATATTTTACTTAGACTTCCAATACGGAGGAGCAGGTAACTTTAAATCAGCAAATGAATCACTTTATGGTGCTACTGCAGATCTTAAAAGAACTGATGGTAACTTTGATAAAGGTCTTTATGGTGCAGGAGAATATGCATTCTCTCAAACTCAATCAGCATTTACAACAACAGAAGCAGCTACAATTGCATCTGGTAAACATGCTTCATCATCAGCTACTTTTGGTGGTATTTTAAATTTAGACACTGAATTCTCAGCTTCTCATGCAGGTGAATTTGGAACTGCAACAGGTGCTACTTCAGTAATTAAAACTATTTCAGTACATACAAGCTCAATGGCTAATTTTGATATAGAAGCAATTAGATCATTTACAATTACTCCTTCAGCTTCAGCTATTATAAAAGTATTCCCTCAATTTACAAGATTAAATACAGCTACTTCAGCTATTGAATTTGTAGTTTCGGGTGCTGCTGATGTAGATATGACTACAATTACAGGTAAATACTTTATAGGACCAGATAACTTAAATGATAGAGGTGACTTTGAAGATGCATTCCCAGCAGCAGGATCGGGTACTGTATCAACTCAAGCAATCCCAGAAATCAATGTTCAATTAAGATCTGACACAGTTGCTGCTAAAACACGTAAATTGAAAGCACAATGGACTCCTGAGTTTGCTCAAGATCTTAATGCTTATCATTCAATTGACGCTGAAGCAGAATTAACTTCAATCTTAAGTGAGTACATTTCAATGGAAATTGATCTTGAATTACTAGACATGTTAATTAGAAATGCTGACACAGTTGAAGGATGGAGTGCTACAGTTGCAAAAGACGTAGTTGCAAGCTCTAACAACACAGAAGGTGGTGGTACTAACCCAACATTTACTACATCAATTAATGATGCAGGTGTATATTACACGAAAATGTCTTGGTTCCAAACTTTAGGTATTAAATTACAAAAAGTTAGTAACTTAATTCACCAGAAAACTCTTCGTGGTGGTGCTAACTGGATGGTAGTTTCTCCAAAAGTTTCTACAATCTTAGAATCAATCCCAGGTTTCTCAGCTGATTCAGCAGGAGATTCAGATAAATACAACATGGGTGTTCAAAAGATTGGTGCAATCAATAACAGATATACAGTTTACAAAAACCCTTATATGACAGAAAATGTTATCTTAATGGGTTACAAAGGATCTCAATTCCTTGAAACTGGTGCTGTATTTGCTCCATACATTCCGTTAATTATGACTCCTTTAGTTTATGATCCAACATCATTCACACCAAGAAAAGGAATTATGACTAGATATGCTAAGAAAATGGTAAGACCAGATTTCTACGGTAAAGTATATATTTCTGACTTGAACGATATGTAAGAGTTAGTTTATAACTAAACTTAAAGAGAGCCGCATTAGCGGCTCTTTTTTTATATTTATTTGTGTAAACAATGTTTGGTCTATATTGTTTTAACAATATTAAAACGGGGAAAATAGCCTCTATGGATTTGACCACTATAGTTGTATCCCTATAATCTCATAAAAAATAAAAAAATGGGAATAAAATCAAGATCGTTTTTAAAAAACGAAAACAGAACGTTTGATAACATTTTAGACAGTACATTAGGACCAGTAAATGTTAAAAGCGTTAATGCAGCAACTAATTTAACTACAGATGACTGTGGTGTTATTATTTTAGGTGTAGTAGGAACTGCACAAGCAGCAGGTACAGGCTTTAATGTAGATTTACCAACACCTACAGCAGGAGCTTATTTTAAATTTATTTTAGCAGCCCCTTCTATTGCTAATAATTCTAATGCAGCTATTACAGTTACAGCAACTTCAGATGGAGATACAGCAGCTAATATTATGCTTGGCCAAATTGTAGGAGGTGGAGATGATAATGGTGCAAATGTAGTTTCAGGTGTTGACATCGCTACTTTTGTACATAACAAAGCAACAGCAGGAGACTTTTTTGAGTGTGTTTGTGATGGTACAAACTGGTTTGCTTTAGGTCAGTATGATGCTGATGGATCAGTTACACTTGCTTAATAGTTAATCTATTAAATCTTAAAAGAAGAGTCGCAACAGCGACTCTTTTTTTTATATGTATTATCAAACGTTATATAAATGGCTAAACAAAATTCCAAAAAGACCCCTCCAAAGGGCACGGTTAGATTTTCACTTTCACTTTCAGAAGAACAAAAATCAGCAAAACAAGCAATTTTACATCATCCCTATAATTTTATTGTAGGAAAAGCAGGTAGTGGTAAAACATTATTAGCTTGCCAAATTGCATTAGACATGTTTTTTAAAAGACAAATTGATAAAATCATAATAACAAGACCTACAGTGTCAACTGAAGACAATGGTTTTCTACCGGGTTCAGAAAAAGAAAAAATGGAACCATGGATTGTACCAATTAAATCTAATATGCGTAAAATTTATAATAAACCTCTTATTTTAGAAAAGATGGAAAAAGATGAATCAATTGAATTATGTTCATTAGCACATTTTAGAGGTAGAACATTTGAAAATGCAGTTGTAATAGTTGATGAATTTCAAAATTTAACTCGTTCTCAATTTAGAATGGCATTAGGTAGATTAGGAAAAAATTCAACAATGATATTTTGTGGAGATAGTCAACAAATTGATTTAAAAGATAAAAATTATTCAGCAATAGTTGACTTACCCAAAATTAATGATTCTCAGTATGTTTATAAAAGAGTATTATTAGATAATCATCGCCATATAGCAATAGATGAAGTATTTGAATTATTAAACGGAATGTAACCTTTTCTATAGTTTTTTCATATTTATATGAGAACAACTAAATTAAATTAAAATGGCAGAAATTGCAATTTGGCCTGGATCTTCATCTTTTGGATTAGTATCTGATCCTACACCCTTTGGTTTTTATGATTATGATGAAGCTTTTAGAGAAGATTCTGATAAAGTAGCACATTGGTGTGTTCAAAGATTAGGGTATCCTTTAGTAGATATTGAATTACAAGATATAAATCTTTATTCATGTTTTGAAGAAGCAGTAAACGAATATGGAGCCCAAGTATATAATGCTACAATAATATATAATTTTGGTTCTTTAGTAGCTACTTCAACAGGATCTGCCTTAAATAATATAGTAGTAGATTCAAATTATGGAGCTACACCTTATGGTGTAGGAAGTGTTGGAGGAATGGATAATGCAGGAGGTTCTGGTGTTCGTGGTAGAACATTTTCAGGATCTATAGATATATTACAAGGTCAACAATGGTATGATATGTATGATCCTGCTACTTCAAATTCCACAGTATCTACTTTAGTGGATGATGATGGTAATTTTGTAGCTACATCAGGTAGTATTACTATAACAAAAATTTATCATGAAGCCCCAGCAGCAATTAATAGATATTTTGATCCATATGCGGGTACAGGAACGGGAATTCAATCATTAATGCAATCATTTGGGTTTGGTAATTATTCACCAGGTGTAAATTTTATGTTGATGCCTCTATATTTTGATGTTTTAAAATTACAGGCAATTGAATTTAATGATCAAATTAGAAAATCAGGATACCACTTTGAATTAGAAAATGGAAGATATTTAAAAATATGGCCTATACCTACTTCTAACTATAAACTTTGGTACGATTACAAAAATTCATATGACCCACTTACAGGAAATTCTCTTTCTCAAGATACAGATAATGATGGAAATTCAAAACCAACAGATCTAATAACAGATTTATCTAATGCTCCTTATAAGGCACCTGTTTATTCTTTTATAAATGAACCAGGTAAACAATGGATTAGAAAATATACATTAGCTTTAGCTAAAGAAATGTTAGGAAGTGTTAGAGGTAAATACCAAACAGTACCTATTCCAGGAGCAGAAACAACATTAGATCATTCTAGATTATTATCAGAAGCAGTAGCTGAAAAAGCAGATTTAGTAGAAAAATTAAGAACTGATTTAGAAGCAACTAGTAAAGAAAAAGTATTAGAAAGAGAAACTAAAGAAAAAGATAATAAAAGAGCAGGAGCAGCTAATGATCCAATGTTTATTTATATAGGCTAATGATTAAATTAACTAACATACTATCAGAGATACTTAACACATATCAAATAGAGGCTTATATGTTAACAAATAATAGTTTTAACATTACAGATGTATTAGATCAAATTAGAGCTATAAGAAAAATAACTATTGTAAGAAACATTACTCCTGAAGATTATTTACAAAGAGGAAATGTAGAATATACTTTAGTGTCAATTAAATTTATAACAAGAGGAGATGCTAATAAAGATCTAGAACAAATAAAACAAGATATAGAAACATCTGATATGTCTAAAACAGATTTAAGAGTACCAGGTGTTAAATCCTTTAAATATAAACCAGAAACTTTAAAAAGATTATAATGGCATTATTTGGAAAAAATAGAGACATAAATTTGTTCCATACAATAAATAATGAACTTTTAAAAGATATTATACAAACAGAAGTTGCTTATTATAAATTTGCTTTAGAACAAACAATAGCAAACGTTTACGGTGAAGCTATGGGTAAAAATTACTATGAACCCGTGAAAATCGCGTGTTTAATCGATAGACTAGATCAATCATGGTCGTCTGATGACTTTGGCTCTGACATGAATCAAAGCGTTGGTTTTAAATTTTTAAAAAACGAATTAAAAAGTATAAATTTAACACCTGATATAGGAGATATATTACTTTTTAGAAATAATTTTTATGAAGTAGATGGAAAAATAGAAAATCAACTTATAATGGGTAGAGATCCTGATTATGCTATATCAACCGAAACAACAGATCATGGCGATAGTTTTTCAATCTTAATTAATACTCATATTTCAAGAGTAGAAAAATTAAACTTAATACCTCTTAGAGCAGGAAAATATCCAACTACTACTAAATTAGATGGGGGGAAGGCAAATGAAATAGGAAAATTATAAAATGGCAGACAGAAAAAGAATAGACCCCAGAAGACCAATTCCATCAAGTGGATATGATCGTTTAAGAGATAATCTTTCTTCGGGATTTGCTGAAGGATTTCCTGTTAAAGGATTTCCTAATCCAGATAATAGATCAAGTATAAATAAGGGCAGAATAACAACTCGTAAAGATGATAATGTACAAGATGTTTCAATTGGTTTACAAGACCATGATGAAGCAATAATGTATTATTTTAATAATGTTATTAAACCATCTGTTATAATAAATGGAAATAGAACAAATGTACCCATAATATATGGTTCTCCTGAAAGATGGAAAGGAGTTCAAAAAGATGGGTATTTTAGAGATAAAGAAGGTAAACTTCAAACACCTATCATAATGTTTAAAAGAGATAGTGTTGAAAAAAGAAGAGATTTAGGTAATAAATTAGACGCTAACAGTCCTCAATTATATTATACTTTTCAAGAAAAATATAGTAAAAGAAATCAATATGATAATTTTAATGTATTACAAAATATAATTCCTCAAAAGGAATTCCATACTGTTGTAATTCCTGATTATGTTACATTACAATATTCTTGTATTATATGGACAGATTATATAGCTCAAATGAATAAATTAATTGAAATGATAAATTATTCATCAGATTCATATTGGGGAGATAAAGAAACATTTAAATTTAATGCAAGAATAGACACTTATAGTAATACAACAGAAGTTGCACAAGGAGAAAACAGAGTTGTTAAAACTAATTTTGGTTTAACTATTCAAGGATATTTAATACCAGATAGTTTAAATAAAGATTTAGTTAAAAAACCACAAAAATTCTTTAGTAAATCTAGAGTAGTATTTAATAATGAACTTATAGTAGAACCAACAGGACAACC